TGCAGGAAATTCCACGGTTCCGCTGATACGGGAAATTACAATTTTTCCTTCCTCCATGGGCTGACGAAGCAAATCCAAAATCCGGGCCGGAAATTCCGGCAGCTCATCCAAAAATAGGATCCCCGACAGACGTGGCGTTAGCTACAATTCGGCAAAAAGATATGTGCTTTCACTTTTACCGGATAAGGGGTATAACCCCGGTGTACCTCCGTATCTACCCCTTTAACACCGTAGCGTACCCCTCCAATGGGGATTTTCACCCCGGTCAAGTGAACATTTTTTCCACAAAAAAGAGCAAGGCGAATTATAGATTTGTCCTTGCTCCTTTTCTCTCTGGAAGTGTGTTTCTTCTATTATAATGGGTGAAGATTAAAAATTCAATCGGGTAAACTCCAGAAAACGGCATTTTGACGCTCATTTTAGCCACGCCCATCTTTTTTTATTCAACCACTTCCGCACTCTCTGCCATTTTTATTATTTCTGAATCGGGTACCAAGTTTGGATTGTATTCCAAAACGTAGCTGACCTCCGGTGAATATGTCCAGCAGAGAAATGCAACATCGTCTTTTTTATAGAGCGCCGCATCCCAATCCTGAATCTTCATGGTTTCACAGCTGTCCATGTTGTCAACCGGAAATAGCACATTAAAAGCATCCGTATTCAGTCCGGTCACCTCTGCCGGATCAGCTTCATAGTATGTAGTTTTAAGAATACGATAGTAAATGTTGCCATCGTCATTATCCTCATTCTTATTCCCATATGTAAGAGTGGCAACAAGCTCTGTTTGTAACTGCTTCTTATAGTCATCCCCCAAAGCAGCTTCAAGCCTTTCAATCATTTCTTCCGGTGTCGGCTCAGAGCTTTTCTGGTTATGAACCACGACTCCAATCACTACGGCCAGACACACAACCACAGCGGAAAACAGAATAATTAGTTTTTTCTTTTTCATGCTCCCAATCCCCTTTTTTGTCCTAACAGATGCACTCATTTGAATTGCGTCTATCGTTAAAATTATACGACAGAAATGATTAAAACGCAACGATTCTGCGAAGTATAATTTACGAAGAATACAAGCAAAGGGGTGAGCGTAGTGAAGGATATTCTTTCGGCAATAACGAAATACCGAGAGGAAAGAGGCTGGACAGAATATCAGCTTGCGGAACACTCTGGCTTGCCCCAGTCTACCATATCTTCTTGGTATCGAAAGAACATGGTGCCAACGATCCCGTCTCTTGAGAAAATCTGTAATGCATTTGGCATTACTCTTTCTCAACTGTTCGCAGAGGGAGATATGCCTGTTTCGCTGACAAAATCTCAGCAGAAACTATTGGAATGCTGGGCGCGGCTGAGTGAGGAACAGCAGGCTGTTGTTTTAGCTTTAATTGATAAAATGTAGAGAGAACCATGACTTATGCGCTGAATTCCGCATCCGTCATGGTTTTTGAAAAAGGCCGATGGCGGTCTCTCACCATCGGCCTTATGGTTAAGTCACTGGATTACTTCTTGGCAACCCCGCTGTTGCGGAACGGAGGCAGCTCCTTCGCTGCAGTAAGGTCAAACACCACGGCCTTTGCATCGGCGAAATACACACCATTCATCTCATAACGCATCGAGTCCTTCCACGACTCACCCATCAGACGCCGGATGGCATGACGGATAGTGTTACAGGTGCTGGTGTATCCTGCTGCCTGTGTATTCTTGCTGAACTTCATGGCACGTGTCTCCTTTTCCTTGCAAATTCGTACAGCAAATGCCTTGTTATCTGCATCAAGCAAAGGCTGTACGAATTCCGGGTTGCCAAGAACCTCCAGTGTCTTAGCACTAAAAGAAATGCCGTTCAGATTAACGGTCATCTGCGGCACGGTTCCTGCACTTACCTCAATCACGGTGAAATTGAACTTAGAGAAATCTTTGAACATAGTTATTTTCCTTTCCGGCTGTTCTTAGCCAGCCAATCAAACAATTTTTCTACATCAGATGTACGCCACCGGGTATCCAGCACGACATATCCCTTCAAACGTCCATTCTTGATACGGGTAACACGGAATTTTTCTTCGATGGGTTTCTGTTGCGCAGAACCCCTGCGGCGCGGCTGCTGGAGCATGGCCTGAACCTTCATCCAGTCATCACGAGGAATGATCGCCGGATGATTGTTGGTCAGTCTGTACTGAGGTTTCTGCCCCCGGTTACGGACAGACTTGTGGGAGAAGCAATCAACCGTATAGGTTTTCTGCATCAGCACATCACCACAGTATTTTTCGTTCCGCAGCATATTCCGAACAGTGCCGCTGTTCCAGACTTCCTTCCCCTTGACGGTGGGAATTTTCGCTTCGGTCAAGCTCTCTGCAATCTCCCGAACAGATTGTCCATCGAGGTAGCTGTTAAATATGTACCGGACGACTTCAGCTTCCTCCTCTACGATAACCAGCTTGCCAAAGTTGTCCTTGTCATACCCCAACAGATAGGTTGTGGAAACGATAGGGATTCCGTTTTTGAAGCGCTCAATTACTGACCATGTTATGGCAGCACTCTTCGCTTCCGACTCTCCCTGTGCTACAAGGCTCATTACGCCGAGTGTGAATTCATTCTTTGCTTCTACCGTGTTAAGAGAAACATCTTCAAAATACACACCTACAGGCGGATTGAGAGCTTTCAGCTCGCGGATTACCCGGAGACAATCCATCGTATTTCGCGCAAAGCGGCTGACGCTTTTGGTCAAAATCAGATCGATCTTTCCATCTCGGCAGTCTTGGATCATTTGTTGGAATTGTGGTCTTTTCTTCATATTGGTGCCAGACTTGCCTTCATCCGCATATATGCCAACTTCCTCCCATCGGTCATTTGCCGCGATCATCTGCTGGAAGTGCTGGATCTGAAGCTCGAAGCTCCCGGCCTGTGCATCTTCCAACGTACTAACCCGGCAGTATGCCGCCACTCGCAGCTTGGGGCTGTTCGAGGAATCAGAAGTAACCGTTGCTGGAATGAACTCCACATCCCGCTTATCCTCAAAAGCAGCGCGGATGCGTTTCTTCTCCTGCTCCCGCTTTTTCTCAGCCTTTGCAGCTTTGTTCCATTTTCCGGTCTGTTGAACCTGCATCTTTTTTGACATTTTTCTCACCTCCAATCTGTGCTGAAAATAGCCCACAGCTTATTAACTTGTGGGCCATTATAGAATAATATATCTGAAGGTTTTTAGCCGACAGAATGCAGAAAATTACCCCTGTTCCGTATGCTGGAGCAGGGGTTTTCGTTAATCCCCGATTTCAATTCCTAACTCAGTTCCATCTAAAAAGTAGAAGTTGATCACGCCAAGTGGTTCTATTGTGCAATGCTCAAGCGTTTTCCCGACCAGCGCAAGATCGATCTCCTGCAGTGGCACGGTGTCCTTGGTCAGCCCAATAAACTGCTTTGCCCGGAAAGCCGCCAATGCATCTTGGCCTCGTGCCTGTTCCTCCCAAACCCCAAGGAAATCCTCTCGGTTTTCAAGAATGGCATTCCACGCCATGACAAAGGCCCGATGAAGGTCTTTCTCATAAAGCGTACTGCTGGTGCAGCCTTTCTTACCTTTTTCTCGATACCGCTGTCCGCACATCCAAACTTTGACCGGGCCGTTCAGGCGGCTCAACGTCCTGCGCCAGAACACATTCCCGCAGGTACCGCAGAACACCTTATTGGAGAAGGGCTGCGTATCTGTGTACCGTCCCATCGACCTTAAACCGTGCTGCTGCAGGTAATCTCTCCGTCTGGCAATCTCACCCTGCACCGCTGTCCAAAGCTCCTTGTCGATGATTGCTTCGTGGTCATCCTTGACATAGTACTGTTCCAACTGTCCTTCATTTTTGACCATCTTTTTGGTAAGGAAATCGGCTGTGAATGTCTTTTGCAAGATGGCATCGCCCATATGCTTTTCATTCTGGAGGATTCCAATAATCGTGGATGTGGCCCATTTCGGTTCGCCCATACAGCCGGGTACGCCAGCCTCGTTCAGCTTCCGGGCAAGGACATCCGGGTTAATCCCATCCATGTAGGAACGGTAAATCCAACGCACAATTTTCGCTTGCTCTGGGTTGATAACCAGCTTCCCATCCTCGTCCTTGTCGTATCCGTAGAAGCGGTTAGCATTGAGATGCAAAACGCCCTGCTTGAAAAGTGAGCGGATGCCCCACTGGCAGTTTTCTGAAATGGAGCGGCTCTCATCCTGCGCCAGTGATGAAAGAATGGTGAAGAGCAGCTCTCCCGTGCTGTCCATCGTGTTAATCGCTTCTTTTTCAAATAGGACGCCAATTCCAAGCTCCTTCAATTTCCGGGAGTAATTCAGGCAGTCCTGCGTGTTCCGGGCAAAGCGGCTGATCGACTTCGTGATTATCAGATCGATTTTACCTGCTTCACAATCCCGGATCATTCGCATGAAGTTTTCTCTCCGTCTTGTGGAAGTGCCGGAAATACCTTCATCAGCGTATATCCCGGCCATCTCGTATTGCGGGTTACGGGTAATGTATTCAGTGTAATAATTGACCTGATTTTCAAAGCTGTTCAGCTGCTCATCCTGTTCTGTAGAAACCCGGCAGTATGCTGCCACCCGGATATGCTGTCCTACCGAGGCTGCGCGGTTTCTTAATTCCTGACGGGCAGGGATGTGTACGATTTCTCTTGCCATATTATTCAATCCTTTCTCTGTGAAATAGAATACGGGCAATCCGGTGAGGACTCATATTCCTCTTTCGGATAGCCCGTATACTGCCGCATACCATATTCGTCTTTATAGCAGACCACTGTGGTCGGCTCTGTGATTTCGCCCCATGTGTTAGCAACAGAGGCTGGAAGCCATATACCCTTGCAGACAGATGCTCCCACTTTCAGATTTGTCCGGCAAGCCCAATATTCACGCTCACCCTTATTCCATTTGTGAATCAGCTTTGCCCCGCATCGTGGGCAGTACAGCTTTCCAGACAGCGGATATCCAGAACGGCTGTTTCGTGGAGAAACAGGAACTTCCTGCTTCGTCTTAAGTTTCTCACTCCGCTGCCTCAAAATCTCCTGAACCTCATCCCACAGCTCCGGTGGCACGATTGCCGGATGGTTATCTGTAATATACCATTGGTCAGCTTGTCCTTCATTTTTATGGCGGACACGATTGCCATCCAAATAGGTTTTTTGCAAAACGAGATCACCCTTATATGCAGGATTGTGGAGAACCCTGAAAACCCCGGAATCATCCCAAGCCCCACCAGAACATCCTTTGATGTTATGTTGATTGAGATATGCCTTGATTTTGCTTGGCCAGACACCCCGATGGGCAAGATCAAAGACAAGCCGCACCGTCTCAGCCTCTTCCTGCACAATATGGATGAAGCCATCTTCATCGGCGGTGAATCCGAATGTTCGCTCAAGGCCAGAAGCTGGAATACCTCTGGAGAATTTCCGCTTGTAGGTGAGCCGAGCGTTCTCAGAAGCGCCCTCACTCTCGGCCTGTGCGAATGCGGCAAGAATGGTGAGCATTAACTCACCAGCGCCAGAAAGTGTATTGATATTTTGAAGCTGAAAGAAAATACCGACACCTATGCGTTTCAGCTCCCTTGAGAACTTCAGCACGGTCTCGGTATTTCTTGCGAATCGAGATACGCTTTTCACAACGATCAAATCAATCTTCCCGGCTTTTGCATCAGAAATCATCCGCTGGAACTCCGGCCTATTTTCCTTGAAGCCAGAGATGCCCTGATCAGAATAGATACCGACAAATTCCCATTCCGGGTTGCTCTGAATGTAACCCTTAAAATAGGTAGATTGGTTATCCAGCGAATCTTCCTGCTCCAGACTGTCTGTCGAAACGCGCACATAAGCGCATACTTTTTTCCGATCTGGATGGAGCTGCTGCTTGGGCTTGATTACCTTAATCCTCATGGATTTCCCTCCTTCCACTTTGGGGTAGTGTCATATTCGCTCTACTTGGGCGATTAGTCAAGTAATTTCCCGCTATTTCTCGGTGGATTTTTACAGGCAAAAAAGAGGCCCGGCAGCCGAAGCTACCGGGCAAATTATCAGAGCTTTTCTGCGTAGTCGAGGGAAATCCATCCTGCACCGGATTTCAGTTTTCCCCATCCTTTTACGCTTCCTTGACCGCTCGATTCAGCTACGATGGTAAATACACCTTTGCCAGTATAGCGGCCTGTCTTGCTATAGTTGGTACCGGGGCCTGTGCGAATATTCAGATCAGAGATGGACACCTGCACCAGATACTCACTGAACGCATCTCCTGTTTGGGTGGAGGATGTCTGTTTTCCCGTGTAGACGCATTTTCCGTTTTCATCATACACGGAATATCCAACATTCTCGTCCGCGCATTTCTTGGCATTATCCAAGATACGATAGGCACCCTTCTGGCTCTTGGCATCCGACCAGCTTTTACGCACACGGTACAGATTCGTGTCTGGCGTGGGAGCAGATGGGGTGGAGCCGAGGTTTGCAGTTACCTTTGCGGCAAGATCACCCAACCTCGCGTACAGCCAGTTCCCCGGACAGGATTTATTGGCAAACCAGCGATGGACGGTCAGTACCATTTCATCGGACTTCGGAGAGTAGTTGAGCGTCTTGTCCTTATCGCCGAGCCACAGCAATTTGCTCTTGCCGTTGCGCTTGCAAATATCTGTGCAGAGATTTACAAGCGTTGCATACACGGCACTGTTCATGGCATATGGCTCGGTCAAATCGCTGGCACACTCGATAGTGACTGCCCTCTGATCATTGGCGTTGGAAGAAGAACACCACGAACGGTTTTTCTCTTCCACGCAAAGGGAAACCCGGCCATCCGTGCCGATACCGTAATTGCAGCTTGCCTGTCTGGATGTGCTGGTAAAGCAGCCGCAGATGCTCTCCGCCGAGAGCTGCCCAACTACACAATGAGGGGTAATACGATCAATGGAATGCGTTCTCAGCCCGGAATGATTCGGGCTGAGTTTGGTGTAAGACACAAGAGAACTGTTTGTGTAACCCATTTAGTTTTCCTCCTTTTCTGCTCTGTCGTGGAGCTGCTCCAAAACGGTTTTAATTTTTTCAGGGATTGGCAAGCCAAGGTATGCGGCATTTTCCAGAAGGCTCACGCCCTCATTGGAAATGTAGAAAAAGATAACCGCTGTCCGCAGGATGCTGCCTGTCCCAATCACCTGCAGGTCAAGAATGTTGGCAATCCCCACCAGCAGGAAGATCATCACCTTCCGGCAGATGCCCTTAAAACCCACCTCGCTGGACAACTCCTTGTCAGCAATGGCGCACATCACTCCTGTGATATAGTCCGCCACCACGAACACCACCAGCGCAATCAGCAGCCCGTCGCAGCCGCCCAGGAAGTAGCCGAGCCACCCTCCAACGGCTGTAAAGATGAGTTGAATCATGTTCCAAAATTCCTTCATGTTAAAATCCTCCGTTTCTTAAATTTGTGTATGAAAAAAGCAGCCTCTCCGAAGAGAAACTGCCTGTTTCCAAGAGATATCCAGTTACGCTGTCCGTTTCCACATATAACAGGTGATGTACGGCTGGAGGTTCGTATGGGAGCCTCCGCCGCCCGTAGCTGCCGTGGAACCGGAAATTGTGTGTGTATGCGCCCCTGCAGAGGTAGTGGCTTTATTTGTAACCTCCGTATAACCAGAGATTGCATCAATCAGCACTCGGTTGGAGCTGCTCGTGCCCCATGCAGCTTTTTGGTTCTGAAGGTTATGAGTATGCGCTCCTGCGCTTGCCGTTGCCAGAGTACCTTTTTCATGGGTATGGCTTGGGATTTGTGTAGCTGTCAGTGTTACCGTTGACGCACCTCCTGTTTTCTCCACAGTGCTGAAATTGGTGTCCGAGGTATTTACACCTACGGGAACCCTCCCGGCTCCCCATGCCACCCAAGTTCCACCGAAATAGGCGGAGGGATTGGTGTTGGTAACGCTCATATAGATACTGCCCACCGGATACATCTCGCCCACGAGGGATTTGATGTAATCCTTCAGCAGCTTTCCGTACACCCGTACATCCCAATCCTCTGCAACCTCAAAGGCATTATCTACCTCCGACACCTTTCCAACGGCCACGCCTTTGCCGCCCTGCTTGAAATCCATCACCACCGCTGCTGTGGATACAATGTCCTGAATGGCGATAGTGGTAAAAGCATCTGTCAGCGTATATTTGATGTCATAAGACGTCTCTGTGGAGATCTTCCCGCCGCCGAAGGTAAATGCCGTACCGGAACTAAAAGCAGCTCCGGCATTCGTCCATGCAGTATCCGATGCCTTTTTGTAGTAGGTGGCACGGGTGACGGTATTCTTGCTGCTGCACGAGGCATAACTGTAAGAAACCAATCCCCGGATATAAGTTCCGTCATCGTCTATCGTTCCGGTACTTAAACACCGCTGCGATAGGTAACTGGAAAATGACGGAGGGGAATAGGCCACCACGGAAATACTTACTGTGGCAGCTGTTGACACTCGCCCTCTGGAATCCGTCACCGTGGCTGTAAAGGTTATGGTACCGGAAGTATTCAGAAAGCCCGTTGTAAAGCTGGAAGCCGTGCTTGTATAGCCGCCACCCGTAATGGAATAGGAAGCAATCGTGGAGCCATAGCTCCCCGCCGCGCCATTGATAGCCAGCGTTGCCTTTGACTTCGTCTGTACATAAATTCCCCATGTGCTTGGCACATCTCCATCTACCCTCGTTGCGGTGAGGCTGGAAATGGTGGGCTTGACCGTGGTAGGAACAGTCAGTGTCAGCGTACAGGTTTTGCTTCCAATGCTTGTACTTCCATTGTAGGTGGTACAGGTAATCGTGCAGGTTCCGGTCACGGCCTTGGGTATCTGGCTTGCCAGAGAGACTGGAGGTGTCCACGAAACCGAAGTCGCTGTGGTCTTTGTAGCTATTGTCCCGGTTGCACTGCCAAAGGTATAGGTCAGTGTATGCGTAAAAGCGGAGGACGCACGGCTGATAGCAATCGTGGTGGCAGAACCCATAGTCACATTTGAAGCGGATACAGAGGAAGCTCTTGGTATCGTATTCAGCGTGTGTGTTCCACTGGCAGAAACACTGACAGCATAGGTATAAACGCCAGCCTCACAGCTCAGGCTGAATGATTTCGTGCCATCCGCATTATGGCTGATCTGTAAGGTTCCTGAAGCAACGGAAGTGCCATTTCTCAACTGGATACGTGTTTCACTCGAATAAACAGTAACTCCATTGATGACTGCCTTGAAAGCGCCGGACATGACATAACCGCTGGCTGATCCAGATCCGGTCAATTCCCACGAAATAATTGAATAGTTCTCAGTAACATCTTGGCTTGAAATTGACCATGACAGAGTGATAGAACGCCCTTCTTTTTCATTTGACGTGATACTGCCGCTGGACGCCATGTGTATCGACCTCCCTCCTCATAGAATCATTATCCCGTGGGGTCTCTCCATTTGATGGAAAGGTTCCCGTTGGCCCTTGGGATAAAATCAAACCATCCCCGGCTTTCATTGCCGAGGGACAGCTTGTTGCGGATTTCCGCATTGGTGATTACAAGACTCTGGTTGGAAATGTAGGCAATCTTCTGCCCATTTTCCTTGAAAGCCAGCTCCTCGTTGGAAAGCTCTGCCGTGAACGCATTGCCCACTTTTCCAAGTTCGATCAACGCTCCTTTGAACCGGATGTATTCCTCCAACAGCGTCTGATTGGCGGATACATTATTGATGATCTCATTTGTGATAGCGGTGAAGTCCATACGGATTTCACTGCTGTTCTGGGTAATGCTTGCCTGAAAATCCTGCTGAATGCTCTCCAGCTCCGATTTGGAAATATAGGTTTCACGAACAGCACTGACGATTTCATCCGATGTCTTGGTGATTTCGGAATAGCAGTCATGCACCTGCACTTTCAGATATTCCACATCCTCCACGGCATCTTCGTATGCCTGCACGTTTTGGAAGGTGTGCTGGCAGATGGTTAAGAGCGCCATCCCGACACCCCCTTAGTTGGAAACATCACACTGCAGCGTGGCAATGCTGTCGATGTCCTCGGCAGAAAGGTAAATGACCTTCCCGGTCTTATCGAATTCCGTTTCCTTGCCATCCTTATCCTGCTTGTACCATGTGTAGGTCAGACTCTGCGTTTCCGTGGCGGCTGCCCATTCCGTGCCATTGTATTTCATCAGCGTGACGGTCTTTGCGGAGTGGTCGATCTTGTACCAGAATGTCCCGCTTGCCGGAGCAGAGGGCGCAGTTTCACTGATACTGCCCAGCAGGGCATCCACTTCCTTCTGGTTGGTACGGACAATGACATAGGGAACCAGACCGCCGAGGCTGTTTTTGACCGTGAATCCGCCGATGGAGAGCATCTCCGACACATAAGGATCAGATTTGTCCTCCACCGTGATCACGTCCACATAGGATTTGCCTCCGTAGGTCATGGTGCATCGGTAAGACTGGATGTTCACGATATCCGAACCGGAAACCGTCAGGGAATCCGAGGTCGCACCGCTGATATCCGTCCACTTGCCGCCCGTGTATTCTGCCCATTGATAGGTTGCGCCTGTGGTAATCTCAGCAGCTCCGCTATAGGCAGAGGTTGCGAGTACAAGGGAGCCGGACTGATTCAGCACCACCGTACCGTCAGGTGCATAAATGGAGAACACCACCGCACTGGCACCATTGCTGCCCCGGTTGGATTTCGTCCATGCAAATTTCTTTACCACGGTCTTGCCGGAAATCGTGAAGGTCAGGTCGATGGTACCGTTCAGCACAGAAGCACCGCCGAGTGTGGCGTTTGCCGCAAATGCAAGCACCACAGAACCAGATGCCGATGCCGTAGCCGCCGTGTTGGACGTGACGGTCACGCCTGTTGGCAGCGTCCCCACGGTACAGGAACAGGCCGTCTGCGTGATACCAACATATCCGGTAAAGGGGATCGTTACCTCCAAGGCTGTCTGCACTGCGCCTCCTGTGGTACAGGCAATCGTCTGCGCTTCATTGCCCAGAATGATGGACAATCCCCCGGAACCTGCCTGACCGGGCTGGCCCTGTTCACCGTCATACATCTTGGTAATGGAGATGGTATCAAACACATCGACATCATCCGTCACCAGCTTGATCTGCGCCACATTATTAAAAAATACTGCGTGGGCAGGCTTTACCACCAGAGTGCCGCCCGTGATGCTGGTATTGTCCGAGGTGGTCGGATAATCCGTCCAGACACCGGAACTATTGAGGTACTGCCACTTACTGACCGCCACCCCCTGCACCTGCGCAGTCAGGGTAGCTTGTGTCGCTCCCACCAAAGCGGAAGAAGTATTGTACTTAAACACATAGGTGTCAGCGGTCACATAAGCCAGCTTTGCGTTCTCCGCATTTTTAACCAGCGTATAGGTGATGTCCGAAGAAATATTGACCGTATTCTTGGTTTCAGAATCGTAGTAGCTGATATAGCAGATATAGGTAACCATGCCGGAAGAGGAATCCGCCAACTTATTCTGGCTGACAGTCAGTACGCCTTTGGAAACCGATTCTCCGGTAGTCAATGCACTCTCCGCTCCCGTTCCGTCCTTACGTTTCCATGAAATCGTCAGGCCGGATGCGTCCAATGCCACATTGGTCTGGTCTAAGAAAATCACCGGAGTTAGCACCAGATGGGAGGTCTCCCAGCTCGGCGCATAGGCATGGGGCAGAGTGTTCGGATCTTCACTCTGCGTCTTAGGCAGGTTCGATGTGATGTAGGCCGACAGCTTCCTTTGGTCTGTGATGTCCACGAAAGTCTGCTGGCTGGATGTTAGTATAGTAGCCATTTGTGTTCCTCCTTCAAATTAAATCGTGACTTCGCAATAAAAGGATGCATTGTCGCATACATCCTCGGTTGATATGGTTACAGATTTCATCCCTTTGTGCAGCCCATCCCAATCGGCATCCATTTCCTCATTGCCTGACTTCCTGTGCCACTCAAAAGCAGAATCCGGCAAGGTGGCCGTGATGTCCTTATCCCACGACAGCACCCGGCAGGAGAGCCTGCTCATCTGGCCCTTATCCCGGAAAATGCTCGTACCTTCCATAATCAGCTCCGTCCGGTACATCTTTGCCGAATGAATGTCCTCCACCTTGCCGTAGATGTCCTCCAGCTTTTCCGTCTGCTGCTCCAATGAACTCAGGTTCTGGTTTTGCTTAGCGGAAATGGAAGTGAGCTTGATGCCGCTGGCTCCAATGGTGATGGTGTTGCCGGATGGATTCAGATAATCCCTTGTCCGCTGGATACACAGATACCGTCCGTCAATGCCATGAGGCGGGGATAAGCAGTACACATACTGCCTTGCATGAATGTCCGCAATATCCGCCCCGGTATCCGACTCATCCACAATGGTCAGTTCCATGCTCGTGATGCCCTTGGACAGCTCGGCAATCCTCGCATTTGCTTTCCGCAGCAGGTTGCTTGGGAGGGTAACATCCTCCCAAACTTCCGTTGACCATATCCAGCCGATCTCTTTCACCGCAACTTCATCAAATACATAGTTGATTCCGTCATTCACAGAAGCAATATCCACACGCTCATCCGTTTCCACCTCGTTTCCTTCCTCATCTGTGGTAGTGATTTTCGCGCCAAGCGGAATCAGGGCGGTTACTCGCTCCGTATGGTCAAAGGTGAGCTTTACATCGGTGAGATTCTTCCCAAACTCCACCTTCTGGAGCGACGCCTCGGTAAAATCCGCAAGATAGTCCAGCACCTTGCCTTCGGCAGTATAGCGGAGGCGCAGGTAGCCGCCGTGGGTGTTGATGAGCTTCTCCCGGATGGCGTCCATCGTCATGGAATAATCGGAATTGCTGTAGGAAATATAATCGTTGTCATCCGTTACGGTCACTTCGCCTATGGTAAACTGTTTCTGTTCCTCCACGCATTTGTTATGCTCGCCAATAAAGTATTCCAGCAGCCCCCGGAGGCTGCCCTTGTAGCTATAGGGAGGCTGCTGGCTGTCCTTCAAATAAGCGAGAGCAGATTCACACGTCCATGTGTGCGTGTTATAAAAATCGCTGCCCTCATCCAGCGCCCGCCCTTCAAACACTGTCTCGCTGCCTTTCTTGCAGACGATTGTGGAAGCCATTGGTTTGATGGACGAGAGGTATGGATGATTGTAGGGAGCGGAGAGCGTCAGGCTGTCGATATTCTCCGCATCCTCCTCGACCTTTGCTTCCGTAACGGCCAGCTTGGATAGCTGCGGATGATAAAAAAGAGCGCCATCTACATAAATTCGGAATAATCTCATAGGCATCCCTCCCGGTATCGGAAGGTCACCGTGCCGGAGCCTGTCACGGATATGGTGTTCCGTCCGGCCTGCAGCTCCATCTCAGGAAATTCCCAAGTACCGGAGCTGACCGTCTTTTGGAAGGTGTCTGTTCCAACCTGCCAGCCCAACGCTGTTTCCGCTGTGGCCGTGATGACAGGAACGACTGGCATATAGTCATTGTCCAGATAGACCGTGCCACCTCCCGTGACCGTTACCACAGTTTCCTCCACATGGTAGCGATAGGCATCCCCATCGGAGCAGCTGATTGTGAGCTGCCCCTTTCCGGTCAACGGATCATAGGCCGGGGCCATTTCCAGCGTACCAATGGCGTATAAACCCGGTTCCTCGCTGCAAATGACCTTCGTAAGCTGTCCCGCATATTGATTTACAACTGTGCTGACCATTGCATCAAACCTTGATCTGGTGCCAAGCATCGACAGCACAATTTCAAAGCTCCGTGGCTGGTACGACACCCGCCCAAGAGCTTCTGTATA